ATGCACCTTATCAAAAGGAAGTTATGGATGTGTTCAATGATCCGAACATAGAGCGTATTATTTGGCAAAAGAGTGCGCAGATTGGCGCAACAGAGGTGTTGAATAATGTGGTTGGTTATTACATACATATGCAACCATCACCCATACTTATAATGCAGCCTTCTTTACAAATGGCTCAGGCATACAGCAAAGAGAAGCTGGCAAATATGCTTAGAGATACACCAGTTCTCAGAGATAGAATCAACGAGCCAAAATCAAAAGATAGTTCAAACACAGTTTTATCTAAAAAGTTCGCAGGTGGCACTACATTAAACATGGTTGGAAGTAACAGTGCTGCATCATTAGCTAGCAGAGCAGTGCGAATTTTGTGCATCGATGAGGTAGATCGGATGGAGGCAAATGTTTCTGGGGAAGGAGACCCAGTTCTTTTGGCTTCCAAGCGTACCCAGACCTTCTTTAATCGCAAGATTTATTTATGCAGCACCCCAACAGTTAAGGGGATTTCAAGAATTGAAGCTGCTTTTGAGGAAAGCGATCAGCGTTATTACTATGTTCCATGCCCAGAGTGCAACCATATGCAAACGCTCAAGTGGTCAAATGTAGTTTGGGAAGAAGATAAGCCAGAGACTGCAATCTATACTTGCGAGAATGGTTGCATTATCAATGAATCGAAGAAATATTGGATGTTAAAGAATGGAGAATGGCGAGCAACAAAAGAAACCAAGAAAATAGCAGGCTTTCACTTAAACGAAATATATTCTGTGTTTAGTAGTTGGGGATCAATGGCTGAAAACTTTTTAGAAGCTAGAAAACAACCAGAGATGTTAAAAACATTTATCAATACATCTTTAGCTGAAACATGGCAGCCAGAACCTGAAGAAGTTGTAGAAGCTGAAGGCTTAATGTCAAGAAGAGAGAGCTATGACCTTGAATCTATACCAGATGAAGCTCTGGTCTTGACCTGTGGCATTGATATTCAGAAAAACAGGATCGAATGTCAGGTTGTAGCTTTTTCTCACAACTATGAGATGTGGGTTGTAGATTATAAAATCATTTATGGTAGCACTGGGCAGATGAATGTATGGAATGATTTAGATAAATACCTACAAACTAAGTTTAAGACACATTCTGGAAGGCATATGACCATCGCCTGTACAACAATTGACTCAGGATTCCAGACACAAATGGTCTATGCTTTTACTAAAAACAAAAGAGGTAGAAGGATATTTGCTATCAAGGGTCAGTCTCAAAGTGGTAAAACAGTTGTAGGAAAACCCACAAAAGTTGGTAAAGAGAACAATACCCTCTATCCAGTTGGAAGTGATACAGCAAAAGAGGTTATATACTCAAGACTTGCATCTGAATATGGTTATTCAACTCTACATTTTCCATCTACAGTAGATGATGAATATTTTAAACAGCTAACAGCCGAGCAAAGGTTTGTGAAATTTGTTAAAGGCAGAAAAACTTTATATTGGAAGCAAGTTAGAGAACGTAATGAAGCACTTGATACTATTTGTTATGCACTGGCTGCTGCATACATACTAAATCCAAATTTTGACTTAATAGAGCAAAGAATTTTAACTGGTAACGTAACAGACCCTGATCCAAACAGAGTGAACAACAATAAAAAGCAAATTAACAGGCAACCAAAGGGTAATTTTGCTACTTCTTGGAAATAGTCTAATTTAAGCAAAAATATTGACATTATCTCAATGCACCATAGTGTTAGATGTAGATATATCTAAAACATTTATGAGGTTTTTGCTTGAGCAACGCTTTTGATTCAACAAATTATCCAAACCAAGTTCCAGTTGAGTTACAACTAGGAGATTTCTGGGCTTGGAAAAGAGAGGATTTATCACAGGATTATCCTGTTGCTGACTACTCTTTATCTTATGAATTCAATTTAGTTGATGGTGCTACAGTTGCAAACTTTACTTTAACTGCAACTGAATCTGATGATAACTATATTATCGAAGAATCAAGCACAGCTTCTTACACAAAAGGAAACTATAACTGGGTTTCATACATAACCAGATCGTCTGACTCTGCAAGAGTTAAATTAGAAGAAGGTTTTGTTGAGATACAGGATAACTATGCAACAACTTCTGCTTCAGTTAGAAGTCATGCAAAGATTGTTTTAGATGCGATTGAAGCAGTAATAGAAAACAGAGCCACAATGGATCAGAGCTCTATGTCTATTGCTGGAAGGTCTTTATCAAGACTTTCAATAGATGAGTTATTAACTTTTAGAGATAGATACAAAGCTGAATATCTTAAAGAAGTTAAACAATTAAGAATTAAAAATAAAAGAGGATCAGGAAATACGATCAAAGTTAATTTTGGTCGTACTACTGGCACTACACCTAAGAGCGACATAGTATAATGGCTTGGTATAACAGAATCATTGGTGGTGATACACCAAAGCAAAAAAAGAGAAAGGCTTATAGAAGAAGTTATACTGGGGCTAACACTGGCAGATTATTTGCAGATTTTGTAACCACATCTACAAGTGCCGATGCTGAAATAAAAGATAACATACGAATCCTAAGAGATAGGGCAAGAGAGTTAGCTAGAAACGATAGCTACATTGCTAGATACCTCAATCTAATGGTATCTAATGTTATCGGCAAGCATGGCATAAGAGTTAGCTCCAAAGCTAGGAACGATGATGGTTCTTTAGACATTGGAGCTAACCTGCTCATTGAAAGAGCTTGGAAGGAATGGTCTCAGCTTGGCAATTGTACAACCAATGGCAGATTATCATTCTTAGATTGTCAAAAAATATTCATAGAATCACTGGCAAGAGATGGTGAGGTTTTAGTTAGAAAAATAAAAAACCCAAATTCTCCTTTTGGCTTTCAACTACAGTTTTTAGAATCAGATCATTTAGATGAAAACAAAAATGATGTTTACAAACAAACTGGCAACAAAGTTAAGATGGGTGTTGAGGTAGATAAATATGATAAGCCAGTGGCTTTTCATTTGTATAAAGATCATCCTTACAATAGAAATTACTTAAGCCAGAATCAGCACATCAGAGTTCCTGCTGATGAGATTATTCATGCTTATATGCCACAAAGGGCAGAACAAACCAGAGGTGTTTCTTTAATTGCAACTGCTATGGCTAATGTAAAAATGCTTAATGGTTATCTTGAAGCAGAGATAGTTGCAGCAAGAGTTGGTGCATCTAAAATGGGCTTCTTCACTTCACCAGATGGCGATGGTTATGTTGGTGATGGTGAATATGAAGATACATTCAACCCAACAATGAACGCTCAAGCAGGAGTATTTGAGCAGCTTCCAGCAGGTATGGACTTTAAGGCTTTTGACCCTAATCATCCAACATCTGCTTTTGAGTCTTTTACCACTAGCGTGCTTAGAAGTATTGCATCAGGATTAAATATTTCTTATCACTCACTATCTAACGATTTAACATCTGTAAATTATTCTTCTATCAGACAGGGTGCTTTGGAAGATAGAAGTATGTATCAGATATATCAGCAATTTGTAATTGAGCATTTTGTAAACCCAGTATTCCAATCATGGTTAGAAATGGCTATTTCTACAGGTTATATTAATTTACCAATGGGCAAGTTTGATAAATTTGCTAGATCAGTAAATTACATTCCAAGATCATTCGCATGGATTGATCCACTCAAAGAAATGCAAGCTAATGTTATTGGTTTACAAAATGGAACACTTACATATTCAGACATTTCTGCATCTTATGGCAGAGATACTGAAGAATTGTTTGAGCAACATCAAAAAGAAATTGAGTTAGCGAAACAATATGATATTGAATTAGCTTATCAGCCATTTGGTCAGAAGTTACCAGTGGAAGCTAAGATACAAGGTGGCGAAGAAGAAGATGGCTAGACCAAATGCAGGTATGAAGTCAGAAGCTCAAAAAGGCTTAGACTGGCGTGAAGAATTTGGCAGAGGTGGAACTAGAGTTGGTGCTGTAAGAGCAAGACAAATAGTTGCTGGTGAGAATTTATCAGATGAGACCATCAAAAGAATGTACAGCTTTTTCTCCAGACATGAGGTTGATAAACAAGCTGAAGGATTCAGTGCTGGCGAAGAAGGTTATCCTTCTAATGGCAGAATTGCATGGGCTCTCTGGGGTGGTGATGCAGGCTATAGCTGGTCAAAAAGATTGGTGGAACAAATGAAAGATGATAGAAATGAAGATGCTAGACCATATCCAAATGAACACGCTGCAAGAATAAAAGACCCTGAACAATATGATTCTTTTGCAAGAGAAAATGATGAATTAGGAAATGGTATA